CGATGGCCTGATCCAGCAGATGAACACGCTAAAACAGGCCAGCCGCCATTTTCTTAGCCTGATCGATACGGCTGTTTCGTCTGGTGCGGATCCGCGCTGGGCGGCGATGGCCAAATCACACATGCAGCATTCTTGCATGTTCGCGTGCCGGGCCGTCACTAAGCCGGATGATGATTGCTAATGCAGGCACCATCCGATCACGACTACGCCGCCTTATTCCAACAGATGCCGGGCGGCGAACAAATTTTAGCCGAACTGACTGAGCTTTTCGGCAATAACCCGTTTGTTGCTGGTGGCCATGAAGGCGACCGGCAAACGGCATACAACGCGGGCCAGTTATCCGTAGTGACCTACATTCTGGAACGCATCAACCGCGCGCATATGGCGCATTTAAGCAGAGGCAAATGATGGAAGGCGAAAACGCGACAATCGACAATGGCACCGGCGCAGCCGATACCACGACCGCTGGCAGCATTCTGAGCAACGCAATGGCAGCAGGTACGCCACCAGCCAACAACCTGATGGCAGCTGTTGCAGGTCAGACACCAGATCAGCAGGCAAACGCTGACGCAGCCGATCAGGGTGAATTCGGCTGGCTACCGGAAAAATTCAAAGTCACGGAAGGCGAAACCGGATTTGACCTGGCCAAGTCTGCGCAGAAGATGGCGCAAAGCTATCAGGAACTGGAGAAGCGGATCGGCGCTGGCGATCTACCGCCGCAGGATATCAACGGCTATAAAGTCGAAATTGACGGGCTGGATTGGAATGCGCTCAAAGATGCGCCCGGCATGGCTGACGTACTGGAAGAAGCGCGCGCGCTTAACTACACCAGTAAACAAATGGAATTCATGGTCAAGCAAGTGATGATGAATCAGCCAGGCGAAACCGGCGCAGCTGGTGGCTTTACTGAGCAGCAGGCGCAGGCTGAGCTACAAAAGGAATGGGCCGATCCGCAGGTGTACCGCCAGAACGTCAACAGCGCCGTTAACGCGGTTAAATCGCTGTTCGGCAATGACGCGCCAGACTTCATCCGCGACTATGGAAATGACCCGCGCATTATCAAAGCATTTGCCACGCTGGGCCGTGAAGTTGGCGAGGATACGCTAGGCCGCGCAGCTGCGCCGGTTGAGTCAGCAGAGACGATCGATCAGCTGATGCAGGGCGAGGCGTACAACAACCCGAACCACGCAGACCACAAACGCGCATCGGCACGCGTCCGGGCTTACTTCCAGAAAACCTATGGAAACAATGAGTTAGTGTGAGTGTAGAGTAATATTTACACTATCGTTATCATCCTTCCCGCAGAACGGGGCTTGGCGGCCAAATCAACGTTTTCAGTTTGGCCGCTTTTTTTCGCCCTTCTCACCCCGCACCGCCTAAACGGCTGGCCCGACAGGGATAACCAGCGCCGCCACCGCGATGGATAATGCGCCCGCAAGGGATAACGCCAACGGGGGATAAAACATCATCTTTCAATTCATCCAGGAGTTACCCAAATGGGCGCACCAGTAGCAGGCGATTTCGGCGCAGGTATGCAGGCCAATAACGGCAAAATTACCAGCGCATTTGTACAGGAATTTCACCGCAGTTATGAGATTGCGGCGCAACAGAAACTTTCTCGCCTTGAGGCGTGCGTAACGCCACGCGGCAAAATCGTAGGTTCCAGCTTTACCATTAACGATATGGGCGCGGTGGAAATGACCGATCGCCCTGTTTCCAACCGCATGGGCGCTACCGTGTGGAGCGTGCCAGATTCCGGCACCCGCGTGGCACTGATGCAGGACGCCGATCTGTATATCCCGATCGACAGTCAGGACGTAAACAAATTACTGGCGCAGCCACAAGGCCCGTATCGCGATCTGATGATTGCCGCCGCCAACCGCAAAAAAGACCAGATTATTTTTAATAACCTGATCGGCGCCATTGGCCGCAAAACCGCTGACAATCCAACCGGCGGTACTGCGCTGACTGATACCACGTTGCCAGCCAGCCAGAAAATCACTGCGTCAGGCACTACCGGCATTGGCAAAGAAGATTTGATCATGCTTAAAGCGCTGTTCCGCGCTAATGAGTGTGACGAGGAAAACGGCGAACAGCTGTTTATTACCTATAACGCCGCCATGCTGGCCGCCATCCTCGGCGATTCCACGCTGACCAGTGCCGACTTTATGGCCGTGAAAATGTTGCAGGAAGGCGCGCTGGCGACCAAATGGATGGGCTTTACATGGATTCCATTTGAACGCGTGGCCAAAGATACCGTAGCAAAAACTACCACTATTGCCGCATGGTGCAAATCTGGCCTTCACTTCGGTTCCGGTCAGGAAGCCACGATCGATATCGGTATTCGCCGCGATCGCTCACTGACTACGCAGCTTTCGCTGCAAACGTCATACGGCGCTGGCCGCAGTAACGAAACCAAAGTTGCTACGCTGACCTTTAAATAATCGTGTCATTAACAACAAAGGCGGCCATGTGTCGCCTTTTTTTATGGGGGATATATGGCAGGGCCAAAAACAACCACCAGCGCCGTGAGCATTTGCTCGGCTGCGCTTATGTCGCTTGGGGCAAACCCGATCAATGATTTCGACGAGGACAACGAGGGCGCGCGCATTGTGGCGGGCATTTACCCGCTGGCACGCAATGAGCTGTTGCGCCTTCATCCGTGGAATTGCGCCATTAAACGTGTACGGCTGGCCGCTGACGTGGATAAGCCTGCGTTTGAGTTCAGCAATCAATTCACCTTGCCGGGCGATTGGATACGCCTGCGCGACGTCAGCAACGGCGGCAATCAGGTTTACGATTACAAAGTAGAGGGCGGCAAAATTCTGGCAAATCTTTCATCGCTTGATGTGCGTTACGTTTTCCTGAATGACCGTGAGGAAACATGGGACGCGCATTTGGTATCGCTGATGATCGCCCTGATGAAATCAAAAATTGCCTATTCCGTGACGCGTGACCTGCAAGCCGAACAGCTGGCCGCGACCAAATACGAGCGCGCGCTTATCGTAGCCAGGGCGATTGATGGACAGGAAGATCCGCCGGAAACGCTGGGCGCTGGTGGCTTATTGGGGGCGCGTATTTATGGCTCGTATTAATCACATTCAAACCAATTTCACCGCTGGTGAAATGAATCCCAACTTAGCCGGACGCGTGGACGCGGAACGCTACGCGGCGGCGGCCAAAGAAATTTTGAATGGCTGGGTACGCGTATCGGGTGGCGTTGAACGCCGTCAGGGCACGCGGTTTATCAACGAGGCCCGCGATAATACCGGGCGTATTAAACTCATTCCGTTCGTGTTTAACCGTGACCAGAGTTATTGCCTTGAGTTAACCGATGGCAAGATGCGCATTTACCAGAACGGGGAAATGATCGTCAACGCGGACAAGACGCCGTATGAGGTGGATACCGGCATACCGGCCAGCGCGTTCAGTGAGCTGAGTTATGCGCAATCCGCGGACACGATGTTTTTTGCAAATCCGTTTATTCGCCCGCGCCGCCTGCAACGATTTGGCCAAACTGACTGGCGTTTCACTGATATCCCTTTTGTTACCCTGCCCTTTGACGTGGTGCGCGATTCCCCGGCTGGCTGGGCGAAGCTGTCCGCCAATGACTACATTGGCCAGATCGTCACGCTGGAATTGTTCGACGATGAAACCGGCACGGCATATACCGGCGGCGGGTTCGATGCTGCGAAAGATATCGGCAATTACATCAGCATTTTTGGCGGGCTGGTGTTGATCACGGCGGTAGATAGCAAATCGAAAATCACCGGCCAGCTGCGACGTTTAATGACCACTAACCCGGCAGAACAGGACGCCACGACCGGCAAGGCAACCAAATGGCCAATGGCACCGGAAACCAACTGGCGCCGCAATCAATCCGTTTGGGCTGACGATCCGGCAATGGGCTGGCCAGCCGTTGTTGCACTCCACCAGCAGCGCTTAGTTTTTGCCGGTTCCACGGCGTACCCGCTGACTGTGTGGGCGTCTCGCACTGGCGATTATTACAATTTCGAGCTTGGCGCGCTGGATGATGATGCGTGGAGTTACAAGCTGGATTCCGATCAGGTTAACCCAATCATTCATATGTTCAGCATGAACAGCC